AGGTTAAAGACCGTGAATGTCGTGGCGTTCCACCGCTTGGAAGACAGGATAAAGGAGCAGGACAGAGTGCTTATGACGCTCGTCTCAAAGGACGAGGATTGCAATCTGTGGAGACTTAAATACGAGAAGCTGAATAAGGAGCTGGAGAAGCGAGATGACTGAAGAAATGAACATGGCTCTTTGCGGAATAATGATTCTTCAGGTGATTACGATTATTGTTATTGCTCTGAAGGAATAACGGAAAGCGAAGGTGATGAATTGAAGAATGAGGTGCGGTATTCATGATCAAAGAAATCGACGTGAAGCTCGGCCTCCGGAAGCGACCGATCGATAAGGTCCTAGCGTGGAAGCTCGACCAAGTGAGAAAGACGGTAGACTCCGGTGCGGACCTGACGGGGACCGAGGAAAAGATTCTTAATTTCAACTGGCAGCGTTTTACAGATCCAATCAGGTTAAAGTGGGGAAGTCACGTAAGAATCTAATATCAGCAAGCGCAGGGACAGATTAAGGGATCTGGATCATGGAAAGGTGCAACATATGCGGCGACACGTTCGACAAAGTTCACAAGCGGCAGATTCTTTGCGGGGATCGTGATTGTCTAAGGCAGCGAAAGGTGCATAACTCGAAGGACTGGAAGAACAGACACCCTGATTACATGCGTGGGTACATGGCGGCTTACCGCGGTCTTCCAGGACCAAGCTCGACCTGTTGCACATGAAGCCATTTAAAATTCAGTACAACATCATTCTCGTATTCAACGAGCATGATCAGATGGACGGGGATGCGAGGGGAGTATTCCTTTACGTTGACAACGAAGACACGATGCGCCCGATCGTGAAAAAGAATTACGCCATCCCTGAATACGCTCCGTATCTTGATAGGACCAAAGTTCGGGAACTGATTTCTTGGCTCAAAGAATCACTGCGTCAAGATGCGGTGCGCGAAGAATAAATTTACGCATCGTCTCATGTCTCCGAAAATTGGAGCATGGACATAGCAGATATAACACCCGCAGTAGAACCATCTTCACAGCCTCCAAATAAGTTAAACCACCTGAGCACCAAGACAAAGAACACACTGAAAGTTCTCAGAAACTTAAAAGCTGGGACAAGCATAGCTCTATCTTGCGAGAAGGCAAACGTCGGAAGAACCACGTTCCACTCATGGCGCAAGAAAGAACCGAGACTGGCAGCTCTCGCTGAGGCAATCATCGGTTCCCGTGTCGAAATGGTAGAGGATGCGCTCTTTCAGGCGTGCATGGATAAAAACATCACCGCGATCATTTTCTTTCTCACGAACCGGACCGGGGACAAGTGGGCCGACAAACGCGCTCTCGTGAACAACACGAACATCTTCAGTCCAAAGAAAGAGGTAGCAAAAAATGGTGAGGGCGATAGCGTCGAGTCCGTCCTTGAAAGAATTGACAGGTTTCGAGCAGATCTTATTCCGCCGGGCGACAAGGAATAACTTCTATTTCTTCTTCAAGCACATCTTCTCTGCCTCGATCCGCGCGATCGATGGGGAGTTCATAGACGGTCCGCATTTCAGGCGTTGGTGTTTTGAAATGCAGGAGCACTCTCTAACCTCCAAGAAATCCGCAAGGTTTCACGGGAAGTCCGTCCTTCTTTATACCTGGATCATGTGGCTCATGTGGAAGCAAGAGATCCCCTATGACGACGGAATCTATTTCTCGTTCACGCTAGACATGGCGCAGGACCACCTCAAGAAATGCAACCGATACATCGAAGCAAACTACTACTTTGAAAAAGAATTCATCAAAACATCTAACGCCGACAGCATCGTGCATTACCGGAGGCGCGGCGGGTTCGTGTTCTACTTCGAGCCGGCCGGTATCAAGACCTTCAAGCGCGGAAAACATCCACGTCATGTGATATGCGACGACATCCTCCGGGACCCGGAAGTAAAACTCGATATCATGCAGATCCAGAAGATCACCGTCACGTTCAAAGAGCAGATCATCCCGATGCCAAAGAAGGGCGGGACCATTCACTTGATGGGAACGCCCCAGGACCAGGAGGATCTATTCGCGGAGCTCGAGCGCCGGCCTGAGTTCTTTTCCACATCCTGCCCGGCTGTGATCAACGAGGCAGAGAAGCGCGTGCTGTGGCCGAACTACTGGACCTTTGAACGTCTGATGGAGTTCAAGGACACGATGGGCGAGAAAGCGTTCAACAAAGAGTTTGCATGCTTACCGACCCGGAGTGCGGACGGTTACTTCCAGACGGTGGAGTATGACGGGCGCATTAAGAAGCGTCTCAAGAACTATGATTTTTACACAATGCCAAAACCCAAGTTCAAAGACGAGTGGTGTTATGCCGGAATGGACTTGGGTAAGAAGGCACATCCATCGCATCTTGCAATCTTCGCTACAAGGAAAGGCCGGCTTTATCAGGTGCTTTCGATGTTCATGGATGGATGGAACTATTGCGATCAACTCGATTACGTCCGGTCCGCGATCAAATATTTCAAAGTAGCGCGTCTTGATTTTGACAACACCCGCGCCGAGTTCGAAGGGTTCTACGAAGCCGGGGAACTTCCGGAAGAGATGCAGGGCCTCGTCTTCAACGCGAAGAATAAATTTACGATGGCCGCGGAATTCGACAAGCTAGTCGCGCAAAAGAGAATTTATTTATTAAGCGACGACCGACAACGCAGACAAATCTTGAGCGTGGACAATGATCTCAACGCGATCGCAACGAAAGACGGACACGGAGATGCGTTCTTTTCGGTCTGTCTCGCGATCCGGGCGGCGGTGTACGGACAGGGCATTGCAGTATCTGAAGAAATTAAATCGGGAGATTGATGATGGGATGGCTTAGTAGATTCTTTCCGAAGCAACAGAAACAAACTGAAACCCTCACAGATAAAGATCTCACCGTCGAGCAATTAAAATCCGCATCAAATTGGGCGCAAGTATTCCAGGCCGCCGCGGATCTGAACTTCGGAACAGACAAAGTCACGAAACCCTACGAGCAAGTCGCGAACGTTTTTAAAGCGGTGAAAGCGATCGCGGATAACGTCCCCCAGGCCGAGCTTGTGTTCAAGGATTACAAGACCGAGAAAGAAGTCTATCCCGAAGACTTGATGTCGCTCTTTGACAACCCAAACCCGCTCATGACGCGTAACCAGTTCATGCAGGCGACGTCCGGATATCTCGCGCTTTACGGGGAAGTGGCTGTTATCCTTGGGAAGTCAGTGGGGCAGATTCTAGGGACCCGGAAACTGCCGGCGGAACTGTGGCCGGTCAATCCTGAGAAGGTCACGATGGAAACTTCCGGGAACGCGGTCACGTCTTACGGCTACAACGGGCAGACATTCGCCGTGGACGAAGTCATGTTTATCAAAGACTTCAACCCGTACTCGGTCTTCAGAGGTTTGGCTCCGACGAAGGTACTCTCCAAGATCATCGAGATTGACTGGGCAAGTTTGCTTTACTCCAAAGCATTCTTCGACAACGATGCGACGCCGGGCTTCATGCTCACCACGGATAAGCCTCTTACCGAGGTTCAAAGGACTCGCCTCAACGAGTGGATCAACAAAACCCACAAAGGGGCGTCAAAAGCATTTCGTTCCGTGATCCTGGATAACGGCGTCCAGCCTAAGACAGTGTGATCTTCCGCGAAAGACTCGGAACTGTCCGAGCACCGGAACTACACCCGCGAAGAGATCCTCGGAGTATGGCGCGTCCCGAAAGCGTTATTCAACATCACGGACACGCTTAACTATGCGACGTTCATGGGACAGATGAAGATTTTCTGGCTTTACGGGATCGAGCCGATCCTGCGCCAGATCGAGGATGCGTTCAACAAACACATCGTTGTCCTGTCCAACAAAAACATTTATTGCGAATTCGACAAGTCAAACGTCCCGGCATTCCAGGAAGACTACAAAGAAAAAATCACCTACGGAAAGACGCTCTGTGACATGGGCTTTACGGCGAACGAGGTGAACGAGAAGCTGAAGCTCGGGTTTGAGCCGAAGCCGTGGCGTGATGTTTCGTGGATCTCTGGGACAAT